ACCTTTGGCAACTTACCATTAGACGAGGCAAGAGTACCACGCTTCTTGATTGGAAGCGGCGAGTCCATTGCCACCATATCAGCTGCCACATAGGTGGTCTTTGCCGATGTGCCCTCCCATTTTTGGTCGGAGCTGTACACGGGGGTCAACATCTCTTTATGGAGGTAAGATCGTTTTACAGGAGCCTCCTTCTCCTTGATGTAAAGGTTCAGCTTAGGCCAGATGCTGGCGATGAACTGAATAAAAAGTGATTCTTTCATTTCCTACCTCCTTTGTTAATCGTGTTCGAAAATAAGCTTTGGGAGAGCCGTCTTGATTGCAGTTCTCATTGCCTCAGTGAGCGGATAAGGCATGGCTTTGTCATTCACTCTTCCATCATCCATGATGCCTACGAGGGGTTCGTTCGTAGGCTTTGAGCAAACGACAACACCTACATACTCATGGCTTGCAGGAAGAGCTTTATAAGCTTTCCCTTCAACAGGCATCGGTTTATAGGTATAACCACCTTTGCCGTCTGCTACACGAATAATAAGATGTCCAGCATTAATGACATCACCCTTAAAGTCCGTCATGTCAAGTGTCCGTCCACCATGTAATCCGCCGATGTACTGGCGGATTACAACTGAATCGATACCAGTCACAATAGTGGCACTCTCGTTTACTAAATTAGCTTTTGCACCCATTTGTACTAAAAATTTAATTTCTACTTTTGACGACTACAGCTTGGCCAGTTCCTTCACCTCGTCATCCGACATCATTTCATTGTCGTTTTTTTTGGATCTGTTGTTTGCTGCTCCGGCGGTAGCATCGGGCGCACCCAATCTTTCAAGACCGCGATTGGCTCGCTCTTGGTTTTCAGCTTCAAGGTCGGCCTCGACCTCATCGTAGAAATCCTCAAACTCGTCATCATTCTCGAACGACATTCTGTTAAAGGCTTTGAGTGTCCTCTCACCAAACTTGCCAGTGCCTTTCAGAAGTTTCTCAAGTTTGTTCTTCCTGCCTTCAGTAGTCTTACCGCTTTTCAGTTCGGTAATTTCTGACTGCATTCCATCAAGCTTGTCCATTACTTGTTTTAGGGCCTTGGCAAACGGAGAATCATCATCACCTTCATTGTCCTCCTTTTTGTTTTTAGACACACGACTCTTACGATTCTTACGACTTCCTGGTTCGTCTTCATCATCGTCTTCATCATCATCGTCTTCTCTTAAAGGATGGGCGTTCTTATACGCTTGGACACGGCTGTCTAATACCGTCTGTGAGAATTGGAGAAATGGCAGGGCGGCATCAATGGCTTCGTCTACCATTTCCTGTACTTCTTCATCAGAGGCGTCTTCCTTAATCTCAGAGTCAAGTTTGTCGGCAATCTTGGCAGCAACACCCTTCAACTCTCTGCGACTGAACCCAAGAGCCTTAATGTCCTTACTTGTTTTCAGTGCTTCCAACACTTTCTTAAAATGTTTCTTCATTGCTTTTTATTTATAAATAAAAAATGGTCTGCATGCGAGTGAACGCAAGCAGACCTAAGTCGGTAGAACCATACCGTTTGTGAGCAATGAAATATCGACCAGTTCCGTTGCATGCTACTTCACATGCTTTCGAGTACAAATGTAGTCAAAACTATTTGAATAACAAATAAAATTAAGAAAAAAAATTCAAGTGGTTTTATATCGACAAAAATGGAATACAGTCAAATTAAAATAGAAAAAGCGATCCTGTATTCTAGCGAAATGTGTTTTCCGATAAAAATAATTGCTCTTAGTGTGTTGTCTGGAGGATAGACACGATGGGTAATAATACCCCCCCCAATTGCTCTTAGCGTGTTTGCAGTGCGTTAATCAACTTACGCTGACCTGCCAGTTGGTAGAGAGGAAATAAGTCTTTCATTTCGTATTCTCTTTCTGGGCTTTCTGGGTCATACATAACTTCAATCAACCTGCAAATAGCCTCAAACAAATAGTCCTTTGCCGACATCATAGGATTTTGCATGTCTCGAATAAGTTTAGCTGCTTCTTTTGGAATAGAGATACTCTCAAAGGCGTCATCAAACTTTTTCTTTGGACTTGCATTATCCACGACAACTGTCGGCTGCTTCTTGCCAATGGAGGTCTTCGCAATCACCTTACTCCTGATAACAGTGTCACCCTTAGTTGTTAAACTCTCCTTGTTAGTCACCTGCGTTACCCTTTCCTTTGGAGTAGGATTACCAAATTCAGCGACAAGGTATCTGTTGAGTGTGAAACAAGTTTGATTATACTTCTTTGACCACATAGAGATAACCTCATACACCCCTTGAAGTGATAGCATACATAGCTTGCGCTTAACTCCACCCTCAACGATTATGCAGGTTTGTTTCTCGAAGTAGTCTACCCCTCGCACAATTCGCGCATTAGTCCCCCTGTCACGACCGTCACCGAAAATGATGTCAGCCACTTCCTTTGCAAGGAACAGAGGATTACTGGCCGTTCCGTAGATTGTGAATTGGTGTCCAAGCAATTCCACTTGTTTTAGGACGTTTACTTGTTCATTCATTGTTTGTGATTTTGAACAATAAAAAACTGCGCTACGAGTTGTTCAAAGTTCACAAACTAACTTTTGTGGGCGTTTCCGCTTACACACTCGGCGCAGTATTTATAAAATACCTTTAATCTCGAAAGTATAGATACAAAAATAGCCGATGTTCAAATCGGCGATATTGCATCGTTTGTGATTTTTGAACAATGCAAAGGTAGTAAAAAAGTGCGAATTATGCAAGTTTTTGAGCGTATTTTTACCTAAAAATCAATGAAAAACGATGTTTTTAACTGCTTCCTAACATTTATCTTTGCATCAATGGATAAATTTGCTATCTTTGCATTACTAATCAAACATAAATAATGATTTCAAAAACAAATTATTAATTTCAAAACAATAACACAATGAAAAAGTATCTATTATTCTTATTGGCTTTTATGCCAATGTTAGTATTTAATTCATGTTCGTCTGACAACAATGATGATGAAAGTAAACGAAATGTTCTCTTAGGAACAAAATGGCAAGCAGAAGATCGTTTATATGAGTCATTTTGGGGTGGAGGAAAAACTTACGCAGTGTTAGATTTTAATTCAGATACGACTTGCGAACTCTATGACACACAGAATGGAAATGTTGTCTATGATTGCGGGAAATACAATTACTCAATCTCTGGGAATACGGTTACTTTCAAGAATTTAAAAGACGGAGATATATCTACATATGTAATCAACGGTAGAACGATGGACAAAAAAACAGGGAGAAATATTTATAGCACCCTAACTTCTTTCATCAAACAGTAAATATTCAGCAGGGTAATTGGACAAAATTGTAAATTCCCCAATTACCCTGCTGAACTCACTTTATAGGTGCGTTTAAATATTACATTGTTAAAATCTTATATGCCTTGTGATATTTCTTCAACCTCTCAATATCTTTACGGGTTAATTCTTTCAGCCTTGTTATATCCATATTATCTTCGAGATCATGTATCTTGACTACTCGTGCAATAGGATTTGCCTTGCATCGCTGAATGAAGTCAAAATAATCTTCTCTAGCTCTGCGAGAAACAGCAAGGACTGCATCAACGATATTTTGTGAAAATCCTCGCATGAGTAAATATTCAGCCGTAATAGCCCCATCCTCAACAGTGTCATGCAGTAAAGCGACAATCTTTTCCTCGGGGCTATTACACTTAGCCTCAACTTTTAATGGGTGCAAAATATAGCTATACCCACCTTTATCGACTTGTCCTTTATGCGCTTCAATAGCTATCTGTGTAGCCTTTTCTCGAAGTTCATTTAAATTTATCATATCCTTCTTTACTAATTTCATTGCCATTCATTTTAGACTCAAAGATATTTTTTTCTTTTGAATCGACCTCTACCTCTTTGCGACCTCTACGCTTGATAAAACAATGTGTGGAATTATCAATAAATTCCATTCTTAACACTATATCTTCGTAGTCATCCTTGAGGTAAACGGGTCCTTTTTTGAGCTTACTGCACAAATTTACTAAATCCATAGTGATTTAATTTTACCGTGTAAAGGTATCTAAATTTTACGAGATAACCAAAAGTTTTATCTAAAATGTGCGTAGTATGACTTGGAAAGTTTTGTTAATTCTGCAATCTTTGCTCTATCTTTTACTTCATCTAAAATCTTTATATCTTCGTAATACTTATGCCCTAAACCTCCCTGCGTCCCAGTCTCCTTTGCGATTTGTTCCCAAACTTTATCTCCCAATATCTTACGAGCATTCGCTTCTGTTTCCTTTGCATAAATCATTTTAGGCGTATTCACCTGTATCTCGGCTTGAATACCATTTGGCATTTTCAAATTTATAATATTACCACTATATCCGCAGAAATCCTCTGGAGCCTGCTGCTTATATCTGCTGAAAGTAGGGAGAGATTGCAATTCTTTCACAACCTTGCCTATATCTCCTTTCTCAACAATAATGGTGTTTCTTACGCTATCTTTTATATCAGACACAAGCATGCCCTTTTCAGACCCCAGTTTACGATACATTGAAGAAAAACCTTTGTAATTAATAGGAGTTACGACTCCACCATATTTCTTTGCTGCCGTTTCTGCTTGATTTTGTATTGCGCCACCTACCTTCCTTGCTTTTGACATCAATAAAGAACAATCTCGGATTTTCTCATTATCTCTTAGCCAATATGGAAGCGTCCCTCTTTCATTCGCCTTACCTATACGTTCTAAATTTTCCGCCTTGTCTATCCACTTGCCAAAACCCTCTGGTGGTGCAGTTATAAGATTTGGACTGTTATTCACGTCATCTGCCCAATATTCTTCTTCGCTCATAACGATTGGGACAGTATAGCAAAGGCAGTTCGGATGCCAACCGACAAACTTAAAGTCCTTAGGATAATCACCCACTAATTCATCGCAAATATCATATCTCGGATGAGAGCTGGACAACTTTATCTTATATCCAAGAATGAAATCAAGCTTACGCCAACGTTCTTGCTCGGCTGCCCTATAAGCAATGTTTATCTCATTTCTTGCAAGGCGTATAGAGCGATATTCACAATCATAACACCTTGTAGCTTTGCCATACTTCTCCTGATAATCTGCTTGTAGTGATGGCCAATCGTGTAGATATTTGCTTAGACGTTTTGACAAGGTGATGGCACTCATGCCTTTCTCCATAGCCGTAGAAATGGTGGCCTCGATAGACTCCTTATAGACCTCAGATTGTTTCCATAACTTCGCCGATAAGTTTAGTCCCCTTTCTTTTCTTGCCTGAAAAGCCCTAAGCTGGTCACTATTATTCTGAAAATAATGCTTGAAACTCTCGCCAGCTACTTGTGCATGATAGTATTTCAGGACCTTATTAGCGACAAGGTCCTGAAATACGTTGCTGTTCTTCCATTCTGCGGTTGTACCAGAGTAGATGAGAGATCTCATCTCTCCAACAAACTGTCTCTGAATTGCCTGTAAGCTGTTGCTTAACTCAGGGTAGTCGGAAAAACTAAACTCGCCAATCCCATCATACCCGACAGATTCAATGGCGGATGCGACCCTTTCATTGATTCTATCGTAAATGTTCCTAACCTGGACCATGTATCCGGCAAGCCGTTTACTAAGTTCCTTATATGCTTTTTTTTGGCTTGGCAGCCTTGGTTTACCCATGCTTTAACTTGAACTTATTACATGCTTTTTGTCTGAGTAATACACAAAATTTCTTTCCTTTGTAGTGTGGACACCGCCCAAGTGTCGGCTCTCCTTTTAGGCTAAGGGTCTCGAACTTCGTTTCTGTTTCGCAAAATTCACATTCCCTGCAATGAAAGGCATTCGCTTGTTTGTTACACTTCTTTCTTGCGAACATAAACTTTTAAGCGAGATTCGACAATCCTTTCTCCATCTTTCACATAGACATTATCAACGATAAGCCCGTTTCGTTCAATTGCCTCAAAGATGTGGCTGTGGTTGTTGCCCCTCTGTATCTTTTCCGTATCTGAAACGCCTTTGCGGTAAGAGCATTTGCCACCATAAGAACTTCGATATTGGCGAATGTTCTTCTTGGTGATGGCAACTGCGATGGCTATCTCCTTTGCCTCATAAGTGGGTTTCAACTCAAATGTCGGACATAACCTTTCTGCCAACCTTACCAGTAGATGTGCTATCCTATCTTTCATAAGTCTATTTTTGCCTTAACGTTATATTTGTAATCCCTTTCAAAACCAAGTTCGCTACTGATGGTGCAGCGAACTACGGACACATTTTCCACTTTCAAGGAAGTGGCGCCCTCAAACTCCTTGATAGCATCGGATATTTTTTGCTCCATGCGGAGTTTCTCTGTCATTAATTCTTCTATTGTCATAACACTTGATTTTCTAAAATAAATGCAGAGCGCGTCTGCATCGCTTCAACAGCACCTTCCTCTTGTATCTGTTTTAACGTTGCAGCAGCATCGGAACTCTCGCCATACTTTTGGATTGACTCAAGTTGGCTTTCTATTGGCTTGTTACCATTGGCTTTCATGCGCTTGTTAATCTCGGCTAATTCGTCGTTTTGTACATATGGAGTGATAATATGTTCGACATCAACATTGTCGATCTCACTGGAAAACTTGCTGTTCATTATTGAAAGGAAAGCCTTTATGACATTGCACTCACGCTCAAGGAACTCAATCCAAGCTCCAGCCTCATCGCCAACTTTCAAGTGGGCATCGGTTAACAAAGTTTGGCGCGCATCGTAACCGATATTTCCAAGTCCCTTCATGTTCTCAAAGGAAATATCTGGAATCTGTGCCTGCATCCAGTACATCTTCTCCATCGTTTCAACATGATACTTCAAGGCCTCTATAGACTGCGACCAAGAAACATAGGCAACATCACCACCTTGGTCACAATGAACAACACGATAGCTCTCCCCTTTGTCTTCCTTCCCCTTGGAAGCCCCTACAACTTTCAATAGCGGAGCTGAGTTGTAGGCTATTACGTTGGAATTTCGAGACAATGAGTATTCAATCTCCGCACGGATGGGTGAAAGGCCGTCATAGACAGGTTTCGACCGCCAGGCATACACGCCAGGTATCTTCATCAGGATAATCTCCTCACCATTTGCAGTTTCTCCATCTTCCGTTTCCTGTGTCAATACTGGTAACCATTTTCCTGCATCCAGTCCTTGTTTCCAAATATAGTGTTTGTCCGATGTATAGGTTTCAAAGAAAGTCACGTCCTTATCCTGCACTTTCTTGGTGTACTCGAAAGACATCGCCAGCATGTCATCCATCTCGTTGAACAGCGGATACAAGCGGACTCCGCTCATTGGTGAGAAAGTCTTGCATTTGAGCTTATACTCACTATCAAATCCATAGAGTTTGTTTTTCTTCTTCACTGCGTACCATACGGTGAATATCTCACATGAAGCATAGAAAGCCACCGCGCGTTTAAGGTTCTCACTGTCAATGCGTGCATTCTTATATACTGCTTCTATCGCCCTACTGATGGCCTTGCGTGTCTCATTATCTTCCAAATTGCCATACACCCTCTTCACCGGGATGGAAAAGGTAAACTCGGACAACCTCTTCACATGGAGCTCTTCAAGTCCAACAATTATTCGCGCGGACTTGTCTAGCTGTCCGTCAGACCTT